TATATGATATAGTAAGTGGCTCAAACGGAACAGCATACCTTGGTACAGGGTTTCACCCTAGTTCAGGTTCTTATGGAAAATTCTTACCAGACGTAGGTATAGTATTATTAAACGGAGATGCCTTTAAAGATCCTTCAGCATATGGACTTAACCTTAATATAAACGAAGCATCTGCAGTAGACGGACAAAATCAGAAACCACTTTACAACGCAATAGTAGCAGGGGGAAACTTTTTATTAAGATCAGAAGAGACTGTTTCATCGAACTACATATTTGTTAGGGTTAGGAACAGTGAATATAACTATTCAACAAACCCTTCAAACATTGTAGGTTCGGGAGAACTGAGACACAGTATAATGGTTAATAGTCCACAAGCTTATATTACTACAGTGGGTCTTTATAACGATAATAATGACCTTTTAGGGGTAGCAAAACTTTCAAGACCCTTACTAAAAGATTTTACAAAAGAAACATTGTTACGAATAAAACTTGACTACTAGTGAACAATGGGTGCATACAAGAAACTAAACAAGCAAGACGCCTTTATAACAGTTCATACTGCTAGAAAGGAATGGTCAGTCTCTGGAGGTGATTTTACTTCTTATGGAATAGAAAAGCACTTAGCTACGGGTAGCTACCTTACAAGTCTTCAGCAACTTTACTACCCCACTAAAATACTGGGTGAGATAGTTTCACATTCCTATGACTATCACTACGAAACTACACTAGAAAACACCAACTCAAGAAACCTTATTACAGGTTCACACATATACTCAATACCTAGGAACTTATTCGGAACACATATAGAACCGGGGAATTCTTTCTCCATAATATTAAATATAATATCAGGAAGTAGACCGGTAATTCAGGACGACGGTGAGGGATTATTGTATCTATCTGGAAGTTCTCCGAAAGTATACGTAGGTGACAGTATTTACGCCCATGGAATCTGTATTATAACAAGTCAAGAATATATAGACATAATAGATGAGGTGGGGATATATAAATTAAACTGGAAGTCAAATCATAGACTATACACGCACAGCTACCGGTGTAGGATTGGGGAATTTGAATATAACTCAACATATAATCCTTCCGCACAGAGTAAAACTGTAAGAGGTTCTTACGATAATCAGGGAGAGCTATACGAAAGTAGCGGTAGTTTATTAACAGGAGATAAAGACATAAACATAGTTGGAATCGACTTTCAACCATACATAACAACAATTGGACTTTACAACGATGTAAATGAACTAATAGCAGTCGGGAAACTGGGACAACCGGTACCAAAATCTGCAAATACTGAGATGACAATGGTAGTTAAAATAGATATCTAATGTGGAAATACGAAGGTATAGAAGTAGCAGAGTTAATAGATATGCCAGAATCAACATTCGGATTTATATATGAAGTAACACATATTCCAACAGGTAAAAAGTACCTAGGAAGAAAACAGCTTATATCTGTACAAAAAAAAGCTTTAGGTAAAAAAGAGCTAATACTACTTACAGATAGGAGATCAAGTAAGAAGAAGGTTGTTAGGAGGGAAACAGATTGGAAAACCTATTACGGGTCAAATTTAGAGATAAAAAAACTAATAAAAGAAGGAAAACAGTTGGAGTTTGATAGAAAAATACTTATCTTTGTATCGAGTAAGAAACTACTAACCTATTACGAAACTAAATACCTATTTATAAATGAAGTATTAGAAGTAGATTCAATATACTTTAACGATAATATTCTAGGAAAATTCTATAGAAAGGATTTTGTATAGTGTAATTGACAGAGAGAATAGTATTTACTTATCTGTTATTAAAAAAGTTATTATACTATGGGAGAGATATTGAGAACATGTTAGAGACAGGTTAAACATTAGCCCAAAAAGAAACAATATAAAAAGAGAACTATACTTAACAATAAAGAAGGTACAATGAAAAGATCGGAACTGATAAGACTAATAAAGGAAAATCTACAGGGGTATTCGAAATACTCCCCGGGGGGAAAAACAAAAGGAGGAACCACTGAAGACTTCAGAAACATACTAACAAAGATGGCGAAAGAAACTCCCGAAGAAGATTCTGAAGGAGAAACTAAAAAGGTATCAAAAGGAAAAAAACCGATATACGAGGCTAAAGAAAAGGAATATAGGGTAGAGTTCTGGTACCGATACGGTAAGAGTGGGGATGAAAAAGAAATGGGCGATGTTAAGGTTAAAGCAAATTCAGAAGAAGAAGCGATTGAAAAAGTAAAATCAGGGGAAGTAAAACTGGACTATGGACAGTCTCTTCCAAGGGGTGCAAAATCATTTACTGCCAAGGAAATATAGCTATAATAACAGTGACGTTACTAAAAGAAGTTATTCAACCATCCAAAGAGTTTAGTGTAGTTGTAGACGACCTAATAAAAGAGGGTGCGACTATTATTGATTCGGGAGAGTATGGAACTGCCTTAGAACTTAACGGCAGAGTATTTAAAGTTACAACTGATTCAGAGGAGTTGGAAGATGCACAACAGATTCTACAAATAAAAACAAAATATTTCGCATATATACACGGCGTTACTGTCTACAGTAGTAACCTAGGAACAATAGAAATGCAACTACTCTACCCCTATACGGGTACCGAAGCTCAAGTTCCCATAGAAAATATAAAAAAAGAAGCAGAGGAGTTGGGGATATACCCAGACCTAGAAGGCACGGGAGGATCAATTAGAATGCAAAATATAATGCAGGATAGTAAGGGTCGAGTAAAGGTAATAGACGTTTAGTATAAAGATACATAAAATAATTGAAAGAAAGCTTGTTTATTCAAGCTTTTTTTATTACATTAGGGTTATGACCAATACAATACTATTAGGTTTTATTGAGAATATATTAGGAAAGTCATTTAAAAGAGCAAGGGATAACTATGCATTTAACTGTCCTAAATGTAATCACGACAAACCTAAATTAGAAGTAAACTTTCATACGAATGAAAAAGGAGAAAACGCTTTTGCTTGCTGGGTATGTGGACTTAAAGGAAAAACAATTAGGTCCCTACTGAGGCAGATAGAAGTACCCAAAAGTCAAGCATATGAAATACTTAAGTATATTGGGAAGGGAGAAGAAGAGTATTATGCTCCAGATAAGGTAGTAGATTTACCAAAAGAGTTTCAACCACTATATCAAGCATCCCAAACATCAATTATAGCAAACAAGGTTAGAAAGTACCTATACCGTAGAGGCTTTATAGAAAGGGACTTCTTAAAATATAATATAGGATATTGTACAAAAGGGGAATACGAAGGAAGGATTATTATACCGTCTTACAACGAAGCAAATCAATTAAATTTTTTTACAGCTAGAACTTTCGAGAATGCATTCCACAAATACAGGAATCCGGAAATCTCGAAAGATATCGTTGTGTTTGAAAGTACGATAAACTGGAACCAGCCCGTAATACTGGTTGAGGGAATGTTTGATGCAATGGCAGTTAAGAGGAATGTAATTCCAATACAGGGAAAAACAATATCAAAAGCACTACTGTTAAAACTAGTAGAAAGTAAAGTTGAAGACATTTACATTGCTTTAGACAAGGATGCTTTTAAGAAGGCATTAGAGTATACAGAACAGTTTTTAAACATGGGTAAAAGGGTCTACCTTATTAATATGAAAGATAAAGACCCGAGTGAGATGGGATTTGAAAAATTTACCTGTCAGATACAAGAGGCTGAGGAGATGACCTTTGGGAAACTCTTACAGTATAAACTAAATTAATATGATTCAAAAAGGAACAAACGTTTTATCGGAACACGCAAAAAAGAGGTTGGACTTTAAACCGGAACTTAAACAGATTAACTTTCTAGATCGCCGTGTTTATCAAAGATCAGAAGGGGTTTACTATCCTTCAGTTACCTCAATCCTATCATTCATGCCAAAGGGTAAGTTTTTTGAGACCTGGATTAAAGATGTTGGACATAACTCAGACATAATAATGAGGAGAGCTGGGGACGAAGGGACACAGGTACATAATGCAATTGAAGCATTAATAAAAGGAGAGGAGTTAGACTGGTTAGATGATTATGGTAATGCAAAGTATAATGAACTGGTCTGGTCGATGATAATTAAGTTTAAGAAGTTTTGGGAAGTAACTAAACCAAAAACAATATTTACAGAAGAATTTACATTTTCAGACATACACAAGTATGCAGGTACATGTGACTATGTTTGTGAAATTGACGGAGAGACATGGTTAATAGATTTCAAAACATCAACAGCTATTCACAAATCTCACGAACTGCAGTTAGCTGCATATGCAAAGTCAATAGAAGAAACAAAAGGAATTAAAATTCAAAGAACAGCAATATTATGGCTTAAATCATCCAGAAGATCAGAAGGTAAAAAACCTGGAGAGTACTACGGTAAGGGTTGGGAACTAAAAGTAATAGATAGGGTAGAAGAAAACTTTGAAATGTTTAAGTTAATATATAGGTTATATGAGATGGAAAATCCAACAACAGAACCTATTTTTAATTCATATCCAACATCAATAAAACTTTAAGACTATTTATTAAGAAAAAGTTGTTGATACTAAATATTATTATTATATTTAAAAAAAAGTAACACAATGGGAGGAAACGTATTCGGAAACACAGCTTCAATTAAAAAGGAAGATATACAACCAACATTAAGAGAATTCTTTAAGCAGTTTAAGCAGATTTTTCCAAAAGTCGAAGCACACTTATCCACTATTAAGACTTTGGGGTCCGTGGGAAAGAAGGACATATCTGGCGACATTGATCTAGCTTTATCTGAGAAGTCTCTTAAAGACATTGGTGATTGGGGACTAGATGAAGAACACATAACAGAACTTTTCAATGGATTTAAGAAGAGAGCTAGAACCTCCACAGACATAATGCTTAGGAAGAGGGCAATTATTGTGGGGATAGTTGAAAAGATTCAACAAGCAGATAAGGAGATTTTAGCTGATATGAAAGGTTCGGGAACAGGTTCACTATTCTTATTATTTCCACAGTATAATTCTAAAGGAGAAACCGTAGGAGATAATGTACAGATTGACATAAACATAGGGGATATTGATTGGCTTGTATTCTCTTATCATTCAGCAACATATAAAGGAAACGTAAAAGGATTACATAGGACACAGTTACTTGTATCTCTTTTTTCACATAAAGGATATACATTTTCTCACAATTACGGGATTAAAAATAAAGAAACTCAGGAAATTGTAGCAAACAAACCAGAACAGGCAGTAAAACTCTTAAACGATTTATATGGCTTAGACTTAGATGGAGAAAGAGTGGGTGACTATTTTAGTATAACGGAAGCTTTAAGACTGTCTTTAAATTATGTAGATTTACATGGAGTTTACGATACGTACCTAAAAATACTAGACAGTACGAGGTGCGACGTACCGGAAGACCTACAACAGTATTGGATTAATAATAGAGAAAGATTAGGACTAAAAGGAAAGTTTCTTCCTGGAGATTCAAATCTCTACAAATATAAAACAGAATAGATGAGCGGTGTAGCAGGTGGTAATAGAATAGAAAAACAAGATGTTAGAAATACCTTTAATAGGTATGTGGAAGAAGTATTGTCAACCATCCCCGGGTTTAAAAAAGCTACCTTGTCTGGTTCAACAAAAAACCTGTCAAAACCGGACTACGGAGATTTAGACTTGGTAATCTGGTTTGAAGGTAACGATAAGAGAGAGGTAAAGCAAAGAATTATTACTAAAATAAGCTCCTTACCGCAAGATGTAATTGTCCCGTTTAAATCAGAAAAGAATTTAGGGAAGAGACATTATAACTCAGGGGAACTAATATCAATTCTTTACCCAGTAGTGGGAAAGGAAAATGAATTTATTCAGATAGACAACATTGTAGCACTATCAGAGGAAGAGTATACGTTTAAGGAATCTTTTCTAGATCTACCAGCTGAAAAGCAAGGGCTATTAATAGGGCTTGCAAAAGTAATACTACTGGAAGAAGAGCCCAGAGAGGTTTTTAATAGAATGGGTATTACGGGTTTGCCAAAAATTAAAAAAGGGGAAGAATTAGAATTTAATCTATCATCTGTAAAACTGACCTTAAGAAAAGTAAAACTCGATAACTTTAAAGAAGTATCAAGAGAGGAGATTTGGGCTACGGCAAACTGGGGACTTATTAAAATATTGTTTAGAAAGTACAATATAGACGGTTCTTTTGAAGATATGTTAGACAGTGTTTCAAGGAATCTACAAAACTCAAGATCAAAAAAGAGAGTAGTAGGAGTCTTTAAATCAATGATAACGGTTAAGTCTGGAGAGGTTGGAACACCAAAGGGAACAAATAAAGAGTCGGCATTGGAGAAAGTATCACAGACACTCGCAGAAGCTTTAGAAGATCAACAAAAAGTAGTTGCCCTGTATGCAGGAGGATTTAAGCCCCCACATAAGGCTCACTTTGAAAATGCAAAAATACTATCTGAACAAGCAGATGAACTTATTATTTTTGTAGGTCCAAAAGTTAGAGAAGGTGTAAAAATAACAGCTGAACAGTCAAAAGCTGTTTGGGAAATATATGCCGAGTACATTGTAACCCCCACTACAGTGAAGATAAGTGCTATCACACCTATCCGAGATGTCTACGAATGGGCTGAAGATAATGTAGATATCGTCGATAAGATAATAACAGGTACTATGCCTGATGAAAAAAATAAATTTAGTTATTTTAACAAAAATAAAGAGAAGTACGGAAAAGTGGAGATTATAGAACTACCAGTAATAGTGTCAAAAGAGGACGATAAATTCTCAGCAACAGAAATTAGAAAGTCAAAAGAATATATGATTTCAGGTAAATGGATTCCAACAGTACTATCCAAAGAAGATAAGCAAAAAGTGATTAACATAGTAACACCAAAGGAAGAGCTTTCAATTGAAGGTAGAATGTTAGAAACAATTGATACTGTACTTGAAAATATATTCAATAAAAAAGAACAGCCGGAACAGAGGTTAGACGAACTAACACCAATAGCATCAACATCAATAATTCCTTCATCAGAAAGGGAGGAACTAATACTATTTTACAATGACCTTAAAAAAACAGTAGATACGGAAAAGTATAATCTAGAATTTCAACAGGACAGAATACTGATAAGAATAAAGAGACCTGATGAAATAGGTTCAGACTATACACCTTACCAAACAAGAATAGTTGAAGATGTTGAAGAGGGAGAAGCAGATTTTAATTATCTTCCATATCTTGCATCAATATTGGAGTATATGGTGGAACAGGGGGCAAATATAATGCCTCTACCCGATATAAAAATAAAGAAAGATCCTGAACAGTTAGACAGCTTTTTTGGTAAAACAGCATATTATGACCCAAACAGTCAAGAACTCGTACTCTACGTTTTAGATAGGTTACCGAAAGATGTTTGTAGGTCTTTTTGCCACGAAATGATACACCACATACAGACTATAGAGGGAAGATTGGGGAAAATAACAACAGATAATACAACGGAGGATGATCATCTTCAAAAAATAGAAGACGAAGCATACCTAATGGGCAATAGGTATTTTAGGAATTGGGAAGATACAGTAAAAAATCAAGACAGTAAAAAGGAAACGTTAATGGAAGGGAGGTACGATGCAATATCTAACAGAGTTTCTTCACTAGTTTTTCGTGCATGGAAAAAACAGATTGAAGAGGGAGAAGAAGTAGCAACTATCG